GAAGCGTCCGTGGCGGTGACGAGGTATGTCTCGTTGCCTGGGTTCAGAACCCACCCGATGCTGTTGTTCAGACTGCCAAAGTTGCTGATGAAAATGTTCGGTATTGCGGCGTTGGTGAGCGCTCGCGCCGTGGAACTAGCGGGTTGTCCGTACATACCCAACCGCCACTGGACGGTCAAGCGTGTGCCGGTCATACCGTTCATGACCGGAACTGCTGATTGTTGGATACGCGTGCCATGGTTGATGCTTTTCCCGATTTGGGTGCCTGGGGCCTCGTACTCGGACACAGTCTGGCTCCAATCGTCTGGGAAGTAGCCGGCGATGCGGTTGCCGACCGACTTCAAAGTGTCCCACGCGTCGAACACATCCTCAGCCGCGCCGATCATTTGCGAGACGCGGCGGGCCGTTTTGCCTCCGTCGAACCCTGGCCGACGTAAGTTCTGGCGCACTCGCGCATTCGACGGAACAAGGCGAGCCCTACGAGCGGGCCGAGCGCGATTGAGGCGACGGCGGAGACGTTTGGTGGCACGGACAATGCGTCTGCGAGTGACGGCACCGCGATGAACACGAGGACGAGAGAGCCCAGCAGGAGATCGCTTGGCCTCATTGCGGACTTTACCAACTAGACCAGTGGATGACATGAGCGTTTTATTGGCGCGGGGCATCACCGCTGTGCCAATTACACTCAACTGGTACTCACGCAAGTCTCCGATGCTAAAGCGCGCATTATAAACGCGCCCGCTAGGTTCGTGGATTGCCACCTGAAACCACGCTGCGCTCATCACGATAATGGACAAGTTAAACAACGCATGGTACATAACCGCGTAGTACAAGTTATGTCGAAGGCCGTAGGATAAGAAGATGTTGTGTAGTATGGCGCGGAAAAGCGTCCGGAGGGCGTCCTCACCATTGCGCGCCGACTCATAGAAGGGAATCGCAAAGATCGCCAGGAAAATCGACACCAGCATGACGATCCAGGGTAGCCATACGTGCGTGTCGTAGTACAACGCAATGTGCGTGGCCATCTCGAAGAAAAAGGCCTTGAATATTTCCTCGAACATGGGTGATATCACGCAGGTGCCCAGCAACATGCCAGCAGGCGTTGAGGCGCGGTAAACCGAGGCGAGGTCATTGACCGCCGCTGCGAGTAAGGCCGGGTGTTCATACTCGTCGTGCTGTCCCGTGCCCTTGAGCAATCGCCGATACTCGTCAACGTCGGACGGAAACAGGCCGTACTTGAACACGAGCCACCCGTGGGTGGCTTCGTTCGGCTCGCTGCATTCGCCGGCCCGCAGTTGTAAGTCATTGACCGGCTTGGCTGTCAACCCATGCGTTCTGTGCAACATCTCGTCCCCGTAGGCGCGGAGCATGGGATTTGGCGACCAGTCTGCGCGCGTGCCGGTGATGATGCCGCGCACGTCCGCTAGTGTGTCGGCGCTGGTGATGGTCCAGCCGACCTTCGCAAGAGTGCGACCCATCAATGGCGCGCAAACGTATTGCTGCACGCCACGTCGCATGCAGGGAATGAATTCCTTTGAGAAGAATTTCGCGGACAATATGTCGCTGTTATCTTGAGGCTTGGGTTGCGTCCCCAGATTTTCCAAGATGCGGCGATGGTGGTTCCAATCGATGTTGGCTGTCGGGTCGTACAGTATGAGAAGGTCGTCGCCACCAGCAAGCATGGTGAACTTGTCACGTGGGACACCACGCAGCGCGAAAAGGTTCAACTGAATGTTATACAGTGTGTTCGCTGAGGACGTGTCCGCATTGCCGCTTCCAACACCGCCGACGATTTTGAAGGACACGCCGTGAGGTGTGCGGCCGCGGTGTATTGCACCTGCTCGGATATAGACGTCCGCGCTGACTCCGTACTCAGTTGGAGCGCAGCTACCATACTTGGCGTACATTCGGTGTCTCATGGCCAATGCTTCACTGTGCACGCTGGCGTCAAACCGAGAAAAGTCGTTGGTGTAGCAGCGGGTGTGTCCAACCGCCAACGCTCGATTGACAACGAAATTAATGTCCTCCGCGGTTTGCGGCCAACAGATGGAATGGTCCTTTGGGAACCACGCTTTCATTTTGACGGCGAACGCAGCCAGGTAAGGCGCGACGATGCAATTGTACTCTGGGTGCTTGCCCATGATGAGGCGCGGGTCGCCCTCTTTGTCGCCGTTGCAATCGCGCAACCCCGCTTTTTCCAGCTTGATGAACGCCTTTTCACGGCACCACTGTCGCAGCTGCAGTGGGTCGACGCCGCTCAGCAATTTTTCATGCGCCGCCAAGTGTACGGCTTGTTGCTTTGGCGGAAAACGAGCGTTCCAAACCGCGAATGCCAGCCGCGTCACACGCGTGGGCCGAACAAACGTGATGTGTTCGAGTGTTGCCTCACAGTATTCGGCGAATTGCGCAAAGAGCTCGGCATCGTAGTCCACATCGATTTCAGGCACCTGCGCGGCGCGGTTGACGACCGCGAGATGTTCGTTGTGCGTGGTGGGCGCATAAACGCCAGGGACCGCACCCGCAATTGTTGGCATAAAACGATGCAGCGGGGAATGTGATTTGTC